TTCTGCATTCCATCATTCAAGTAACTATTATAACTAAATCTAAAGTTATCTGGTGTAAAAGCTGGTTTGCTAAATTGCGAAGTGGCAGAATACTCTCCGTTTTCATATTTATATCTATATGCAAAAGATACAATTCTTTCTTGTAAAAAATCATCAGTTTGACCTACAACAGTAAGAGTAGAAATAGTAGGTGCAGAACTCGGTGGAGCTTTAATTACTAAAAGTTCTCTCGAAGAAATACCATCTAAATAATTAATGTTTGGGTCACTGTAAGATTTGTTTATATCTATAAAACGTGGTGGATTTAGGTTGTCTGTAAAAAATATCAAATTATCTATTAAGTCTACACCTGTAATTAAATAATATGGACTAAAATTTAAAGTAGTATTTAAATCACCACCGTCATTTATACTTATAACATGATAATTAGTTGTAGCTTTTATAGTGTTGTAAGAAACAATTAAATCTAGTTTACTTGTAGCGCCTAATGTAAAAGATGGGTCATGAATAAACCAATATATAGTTTCATTAGCGCCATCTTCTATAGCTCCTATACACCTAGCATTATTACTTAAACTAGCTCCATTATATTGAATAGTAGTAAGAAGCGTGTTTCCTTTAGAGTTTTCAACAGAACCTATCTCCGTGTCTTCTGTAGAACCCAGTCTAACATTAAGAGCATCTACATATTCGCCATTTGGCAAAAGCCTTTCATCAAGGGCTTTATTCATACGGCCACGAATAAAATTTCTTTGAATGTTTGCCATTTTATTTAATCCACTTATTCTCTCCTCGTATATTCATAATTAATCTACTAGGGTGAATATTGCTCATTCTTATTTTTGCATTTCTTAACAATGCGCTTTTTGTTTTTTTTGCTCTAGTAACAATATATTCTTGTACATTAAACTTATTGCTTAAAATAGCATAGTTTATGTAAGCATATATGTAATCTTCAAACAATTTATTTACTTGTATTTGAGAGTCATCTCCACCTTCCATACCGTCTGAAATATATTCTAATATACAATTTTCGTTCACCATTGTGGAATCAAAATTAATAACACCTGCTTTTTTATCTATTCTAAATGTAGGATTTATGTTGGCAGTTTCTGTATTTAATCCATACCTAGCTCCGATTTGGTAATCAGCATAAAAATTAGCTCTGGTATCTAAAGGAACATCATCATTATCGTTATCTTTATTTAAATATATACTTTTTTGTTGCCCATTTTTTCTCTGTGTATCTAAAGTTGACTCATCTACAGTAGCATCATTATCAGTAAAATTAGGTATACCAGTGTTTGGAAAATTAGAATTGGGTTGTGAATAAGATAAAGCAGAGTTAACTTGTATATTTTCAACCATAGGCCTGATAAAACCATCTTTATATAAAGATAATTTTACCCAATTAACATAGTCTGACGGTAAGATAAATATCAAGTCATCATACACTGTCAACTCTAAAGCTTTTATTTCTTTAAAAGCATCGTAATTTAATTCTTGTATACCTCTTTTAGCATGAAACAATATTTTATATCTTTCTTCATTATTTACTAAAGAGTGATTTCCTGAATACATTAATAAATAATTATTTATAATATCTTCTAAACTAACATATTGATACGAACCCCAATTTTTATTTGTTGGTGTTACGTTATCATTTGTGTAATATTTTTTTTGATTTATATAACTCATATTATTTGTCTTCAGATTGTTCTTGTTTTTCTATAACTTGCCCAAATTGTACAGCTTGTATTTCTCTTATAGACGCACCTGCGTACTGAAGTATCCTTGACACTAAATTATTAACATCATCTTCTGGTAACTCAAAATCTTGATAATCTGGTTGTGATTGGTCAAATATAGGCTCTCCTCCAGTAAGTGAAACATATGTCCATTTTGGGTCTTTTGGGTATCTCACATACTGACAAACAACTCTACCTGTGTCTTGTATAGTGTCTGGATACAATGCTATTAAATTTCCTTCTAAAGTATAAGCTGGAAACGTTACATTTGGAGTTGTAAGTAATGATTTATTTAACATTGTAATTTTGGTATGAGATACCTGCTCTGCTTCATTTGTTAAATCATTTTTTTTATAGATAGAATATTGTAAACTGGTTGTTGTTAATTGCGATGAGTTTAATGTAAGTTGTGTTTCACTATCCACACTTAAAACTACAAAATTCGATACAACATTATTACTTATTATAATTGAAACAACATCTCCTTCAGCTACACCTTTTGTAATAAAAGTTTGGCTAGAATCAATAAGAGCTGTATTACCACCCCCAGTTGCAGATGTTATACCTGATGTTACAGTTTTTTTGTAAATCAAAATTTTATTTAAAAGATAATAATCTGAACCTGTTGTTGAAGAAGTGGGTACAATATAATTATTTAAACTGCTTCGTGATAAACTTGCTGTAACAGAAAAAAAATCTATAACCTCTTCTATGTTTTTTAGTATATCAGCATAACCTTCACCAGAAACTCTTGCGTTTTCTTTATTAACTTGACTATTGTAAGTTAAAAAATATTCATCAAAAATATCAAGTTGAGCCTGCTTTGCAAATAGATTAAAATCCGCAGGGGATATATAGCCATAATTATTTTTGTTTAGTATAGCTAAAACAGTATTTCTAACAGCATTAATCATCTATAAGTTTTTTACAAAGATACGTAAAAAAAAAGAGGTCATTAATTTTGACCTCTTATTGAATAATGTTTTTTAAATATCCGATTCTAAAACTTTTTCTAGTAGTTTTAATGATTCTATACCATCATCACTTTGCAAATAAGATGAGACTATAAATATTGCATCTTCTCCGTATGGAACAGTCAACATTTTAGTTTTATTGGTTTTCAAATTAAACCACACTTCCTTATTGTTTTTTCTGAATGATAGGAGTCCTTTATCAAAAAATAACTTTACTTGTGATTGAAGTTTTAACATAGGGTCATTAATCATCTTCATAAATTCAACTGGGTTGTTTCTAACAAAAACTAAAATATCTCTTCTTAATTCAGCAGTTGAAACTCTTGATGTATCAGCCCCTAGTAAAACACGTGCAATGTTTTCGACTTGCGTCACGTCTAGCTTTCTAGCTTCTATTAAAGCATCAACCTCACTGTTGAAATTTTCAACTTCTTTAGCTGCATCTTTTTCCTCGTTTACTTCAACGAATTTTCTGCCGTTTAGTGGGTGATAATATAAAAACTCTTGTAATATAGGATTATCTTTAGGAACTCTTAAAAACCCGTCTTCAAAAACAATAGGCTCCATGATTACATTTTCATCTTGCTCATCTTCAAAAATTGATTTTTGATTTCTTGAATATCGCATACTTCTATTAACACCTTTTTCTTCATCAAAATGAAGTAAAGGCATTCTTCGACTATGTCTTGTGGGCAGCAAATAAGATAATGGTGCTGCGTCTCTGGTAAGCTTGTAGATTTTATCTACAAATACTTTTTTATTTTTTTTCATTAGATTAAATTTTATTAAAGTTAAAAAAGGGAGGTTTTTACACCTCCCTTATTAAATATTACTACTCTTGGAATAAAAAGAAGTTGTTAGCACCCATGGTACAAACAGCTCTTTCAGACAAAAAGTTGACCTCCATTGCATCTAAATCAGAAGTTGCAGCACCGCCAGCAGAACCTGTAATCCAAGTTTTGTAACGTCTGTCTTCAGTTTCAGAAGCTCTGTATCTTACATGTAAGAATGGTCTCTTAGCATTTTTACCCAAAATTTGGTCATACACAGTAGTTGAGCCAGCTGGCACAAGAAGACCATTTATTCTTCCTGAGTTTGCACCAGTTGGTAAACCTCCACGCATAGATGGGTCATTTAAATATTTCCAGTCAGACTTATAAAAATCATAACCTCTTCTAAACCCAGTAAAACCTAAATTTAATGCCATATCCTTATCGTTATCAAATAGTCCATAAGATGTACCACCAGCTCCGTAAGAGTTTTGTGCAGCTAACATATCATCTATATCAAAACTAAAGTCTCTATCAACGAAAATTACATTCTCTTCAATACTACCTTGTTTATCAAGTCTTGATATCACAGCATCAAAATCTGCTAACGCAGTTGGGTTTCCACCACCCCAGACATTTCCTCTATTTTCTACAACATAGAATATACCTTCAGAACCTTTGTTTCCAACGTCTCCAGTAACAGCTATTGCACCAGAATTTGCTTCTGCTGGTACAGCTTCTATCATTGCAGTTTCAAGATAATCATCAAATCTAAGTCTTGTTTCATGCTCAGACTTCAAATACCATAGGTATCCTGTTGCACCATTTTCAGTTGTAACTTCTATCCAACCTATTTGTGCCATATCAGAACCACTAACAGCATATTTATCTTTTATAATGATTGGTGAATTAGAAAAGATATTGTCATCAGCTTCAAGAGAACCTGACATTCCGTTTGCACCTTTTTTAAATTCAGAACCATAAATAAATACTGTTCTAGTTAATCCTGTTCCACCAACTTGTCCACCTGCTTCGTAGTATGCAACGTCAAATGTTCCATTTGCTGTGTCAACACTAGTAACTATTCCTTTGTTAGCACCAGAACCAGCATTATCAGTTATCATTACAGTTTGTCCGACTCTGATAGCTATACTTCCTGAACCTGGCACTAAAGTGTCATTTACAGTAATAGTAGCAGTGTCAGCAGCTGCATTAGCACCTGATGCACAGTTAGTGTATTTTACATGTAGTCTTCCTTGCTCTGCCCATTTTATAAGGTCAGAGTTAGATGGCATTTCTGCCCCTACCATTCTTAAAAAACCAGCAATAGTTCTATTGCCGTATCTTTCGAACTCTTTTTCAAAAGTATCTGGAAGATACTGATTTAAAAAGTCGAAATTTGTTATATAGTTTGAAACCAACGGAACTTGTTCCGCACTTGGTTGTAAAGCAAACCCTGGGGTTGCTTGAACTGCTCCAGCCATAATTTATAATTTTTATTTTTTGTTAATACTTTTAATTTTTAGGCCTCTCCCCTGTGAAGAAGAAAGTGACCTGACTTGCAATCCTCCTTTATTAGTTACTTCAGGTGCTTTGCGTTCTGTCATATTTATATTTTTAGTCTTACGCATTACATCTTCCGTAGCTTCAGATTTACCTTGTTCATAAAAAAACTTGGCAAATTTGTCAGGATTCATTGCTATTGATAAAGCCTTGTGATAATCTTTTGCATTTTTTAAAAACCCTTTATCATCTAAAAACTTGTTCATAAAGTTCATAGGTGTTGATTGGTTTTTTTTAATTACATCAGCTTCCCCTGGAGAATAAGTGATTTTTTTATCGTCAAGCACGAAATCAAAACCTTTGAAATCATTATCAAATATCTCGTTAGTTTTTTTTACAAACCAACCACTTTTCAGCTCATCCTCTTTTTGTTGGGTTTTCACAGACTCTAAGTATTGCCTATACTCTATTAACTCTTCATTTGCAGCAGGATTATCAACTGAACTTGACTCAAGTGGTTGTTTGTATTTTTCCTTTTGCTCATTAAAGTATTTTTTTGCTTTGGCAATAGTTCGTTTCTTTGATAGTTTTATTTTTCTAATAGCTGCTTCATCATCAATTTCAGAATCATAAGTATAATCCTCCATAAGAGAATTGATATCTTCATCATCCAAACCTTCACCTTCTGTAGCTTTTAGATAATTTCTAAGCAAAGAATTATCAGGCATGTCATCAAAATTTTGTTGTAAATGAACATAATCTTGAATACCTCTGCCTGTTTCTTGTTTGTATTTCAAGTAAGCGGCAACATCTTCAGGAAGAGGGTCTGCCTCTTTTCTTTCAGCTGTTAATTCATCAAGTGAATTTATTTGCTTACCATACCTTTTTTCAATAAATGAAAGAACATTTTTTTCATCTAACTCCTTTTCAGATTCTTCTGAAGGAGCTTGATTCTTTATTTCATTTTCAGTTGTATCTTCAACTGTATTTTTTTTCTCCTCAAAATCTATTTGTTGTTGTGGAGATTCTGTTTCTTGCTTTGGAGTTTCCTCTACATTCTTTGCATCGGTTTCCTTTTGCTCATGTTTGTCTAACAACTCTTGTTCGACTTCTTGTGTTGATTTTTCACCTGGGGATTCAACTTCCCTTACTTTTAATTCCATTAGATTAAATTTTTACAAAGTTAAATAAAAAAACAATGCTCTTTTTAAGCATTATCGAGGTTCAAATTCCGCTAAATCAAATCCATCTAAAGTGTCTTCATTGGATTCAAAATTTTGAGGTGGTAAATTATTTTTACGTTGATTTATAAGTTGTGATTGTTGAGTGTTTTGTTGACTGATACGTTTTTTCTTTGCTTCTTCTCTAGAATCTTCTCTATTAGACAATGCTTGTTCACTTATGTTTCTTAATTGTAAATTGTAATTAAATTCTTGCTCCATCAATTGAGCTTTAAGTTGAGCTTCGGCTTGTTGTTTTTCTATTTCAAAAGCTATTTCTGCTTGTTTTACTTGTATTTTGCCTTGTGTTTCAGCCTGCATTTTTTGCATTGCAACTTGAGCAGCCATCTCTTGAGATTGGATTTGGTTTTGGCTAATCATTGCTTGTTTTTGTAATTCTTGCTGCTGGTCTTGCTCTTGTTTAGATTTGCGTTTTACCTTTAATAATTGGTTTGCAAGTTTTATATTTTTGATTTCACGTATATCTATAGCATCTTCCAAATTTATATCTTGCTTCGATAATGCCATTTGAATATTTTGCTCCAACATAGCTTTTTGCTCTTCATCTGGAGCTAACTCTATAAAGACACCAAAATCATATATATAAAGTTCAGATATTTCACCTAATATACTAACATTAAATTTCCCAATTTTATTAATAAAATCTTCTTTAAAATCTGAATATTCTAAGATGTCCGCAACTCTGTATGTTATTGCTTCTGAAAGCCCTCTGTATATATACAGACTTCCATCTAAAATATGTCTTGTTGCTGTATTAGAATTTAGAGCTGCTAATTTTTGAACTCCAACCAAAGACTCAGGAGAAGGTGTGCTTCCATCACGAGCTTCATTCAAACCTGTAACTGCACGTATCATATCTAAATAATGGTTGTAATTAGCAATAAGCATTTGTGTTTTTGATGCTCCTGAATTAGAAGTTAGTTGCTGGATAGGAACTCTACCTTGGTTAAAATCTCCTTCTTGAGTATAACTTCTACCCACCACACTACCAGTTTGAAAATATAGTCTTAAAGCATCTTCTGGATTATATGCCGAACCTGTTCCTAAATCTACCTCATTAAGTCCATCAGCATCAATATATACCCCATCAGGAACAGTTCGGGCTATAACTTGTTGTAGTTTTAAATGTGTTATTTGTATCAAGTCAGCAAAAGGTATCATTCTTCTAACTAAAGATTCTATAACTCCTTTATACATTCTTGGTGCTACCGCTATGTAATTAGGTAATGCATGCTGAGAAGATGATTGAGGTCTTACCATATTTTTAGCAAGCTCCCATTTTAATATGATATTTGTACCCATAACCATAATACCCTCATACCAAACATCAATTGTTTTTTCTAATTTTTCAAACTTACCTTCTTCCATCATTTCTTTTGGTGGATTAAAAGTATCATCTTTTTCAATAACTCTTGAACCACCACCATCTAGCTTTCTTTTTTTATAAACCATTTTTTTAGTGGTTTTATAATTAAAGTACATTAAGGTGCAAGTGTCTCTGTAAAATATATCATTTTCGTAAAACTGTGCAACATTATAATAATTATACCAGCTTTGGCTATATTTAGTTATTTCTTCTAAATCTGCATTGGTAAGTTTTGGGTCTATTTTTAAAAGTTCAACTACAGGTAAAGTTTTGATTTCACCCCAATAAAAACAATCTTTGAAATGTGGGTCTTCGGTATAGCTATAAACCACATTTGCTGGGTCAACATAAGATATTTTAACACCAGCGCCAGGTAAAAACTCATGTTTTGCAACCGACATACCTAGAACTGTACTATCATAGTCTATTTGTTTTCTGATATCATCGTAATGATTTTCTTCAAAAACAGTATTGATTGCTTGCTCTTCTGCAATTTCAATAGCTGGTTTGTAGTTTAAATTCATGTATAAATTTAATTCTTCATCGTTTTCTGGTAAATCATCAGGATTCATAGTAAAAGGATTGAAACCTGTTGTGTCTTGTACTACCGACAAAACATCTTTAGCGGCCATTTGACCTTCTACCATATCTTGATATTTACTTCTTTTTGATTGAGACAATGCATCTTGAGCAAAAGCTTTTACTTTAAACTCTCTATCTTGCATCCCGTTTACAACGATATCTACAAATTTTGGTAATATAGGAACTGGTGTCCAATCTAAATTTAAATAAGATAAATCACCATCTACAGCTAACTCATTTTTATACTTAGCAATAGACTGTTCTCCTCTAGCATATAATCTTAAACGGTGAAAATCTCTCCATTGATTATAATACCTACAATTATTTCCATCTTTTTTAAACCATTCGTACTGAATAGCCTGCCCTATTTGAAGTCCAAACTCATCTGTAGCTTTTTCTGCATCAGAAACAAATTGACTAGGGAAGCCAACAGATGATATATCTATAGTAACATCCTTCATTTATGTTAACAATTCACTTACTGTTCCTTTATTAGTATACCTTGCAAAGTTAAGCTTTATTTTTGATTCTTTTTTTTGCGGTAAATACATATGTTTTTGATTTGCCATAATAGCCAAACCTGAACTTATGGTGGCATCATATTGAGTTCTATTACTTATATCAAATTTAGCCCAATCTTCTAATGTCCTGGTAAACAACATAGAACCCATTGTATCACTTTCTCTAAACTGACCTTCAAAATCTAAACCTACGTTTTTCTCTATATAAGATTCTATTGCTGCCGCATGAGACTGTTTGACATCTTCCGAAGAGTTTGGTATACCACCTAGCTCCTTTTCACTTTTAGATAATTTATTAAGATGTTTATCGGGTCTGTTCATACAAAAACCCCTATAACCTCTATTTTTAAAATGATACAACAGTCTAGGTTTGTTGTTTTCTATAAGAATAGGCATGCTGTAAAAAACACAAGCCATCAAAACCTCTTCAAAAAATATCTCTGCTGTTTGAGGTCTAGCTATGTATTCTAGAAAAAACTCATTACTGGGCGCATCCTCCATGCTAAATTTTGTTAAACCATGTAAAGCACCATTTGAACCTCTTCCTCCAACAGTTCCAGATATATCATATGAATCACACCCAAACGCACCAATATGTTCGTTCATTGGAAATTTACCATTTCTTCTATCAAGAACTTTATTTTGAAGTGATTTTGGAGGAATCCAGCTCACTTGAAACCTACCACTTTTATCAGGTCTAAATATAACCTTACTGTCTTTTATACCATTGTCCCAGTAAAAACTACCTCTAGTTATATGATGTTGCATTATCAAAGAATCATTGTAGTCTATTTGTTGATATATTTTTGTTAAATTAAACAAAGAACCTTTACTCTCATCTCTGAACGCATGAGACTCAGAACGTGGAAACTGTCTGTAATATTCATTCAAAGCATCAGCGTCAGATTTTAATGATTCTACTTCAGCTTTCCAATAATCGACAGCCCCGTTGTATATCCATTCATTATCAACTCCTTTAACTTTGTCATGAGGTTTATTTAAAACTGGTTGACCGTATATGTCAATAAAACCTTCCATGTTCCATTCCATAGGTATAAATAAACTATATAAACCACTTTTTGTTTGACCATTAGCATTTCTAGACTTTACATTAGAATCTTCATATAGTTTTTTAAAGTTATTGCCACCTTTATCTAAAGCATTTGAAGTTGAACCCATCAAACACTTGCCAATTATTTTACTACCTAATCTCAAACAGGTTTTAGTGACTCTCCAGTTGTTTAAAATGTTATTTGGTTTTATCCATTTTCCACTTTCGTCATGCACTAATAGTAAAAGTTTTTCCCCATCATAAGAGTTATCATCTGTGTTTTTCCAATCTATCGTAGTATCTAACCCTGTTAGTTCATCATCAAATATTTCGTGCATATTTTTTTTGGTAATTTTTGAAGCGGGAACTCTAAAAGCTAGCTCTGTTTTTGGTTTGTCCATACCATCTTGTATTGGTTTAAAAAAGAATGGAAGTCGGTTTGCTATTGGAACAACTTTGTCTGTAAACATTTTTTTTGAATCAGCTCCTGTTTTAGATAGTATCCCAACTCTAGAATCTTTAGCTAATGTTCCTGTGTTAACACACTCTGATGAACCCATAAAAGAAAAACCAGACCTTCTTATTTTTAAATATATCATTCCAAAACTTCTGGTATCAGCTTTACATGCTTCCCAAAATATGTAAAATAACCTATTTGCTTCACGATAATCTGGGTATCCCACATCTATAGTAGACCATTGTAAATACATGTAATGAGCTCCTGTAATATATGTGGGTCTCCCATTATTCATAAACCAGTAGCCTAATTCTCTATTATCGAATTCTTCTTCTATATACCCCACCCATTTTTGCTTGAACAATGAAGGCATTTCGTTCCATTGAAATATAGACTGAATTTTGCCTAAATCTTTAGGTAAATCTTTTCTTTGCCAATATTGTTCTTTTTTGTTTACACTGCGTGCATAGCATTTTTTTGGTGTGGGTGGTAGAGCTATGATTAAATTAGATATAGAAATTATATTACCTATCTGCCCTGTTTTTGATATATTGATAAATTCATATTTGCTGTTATATCCATACTCCCAAGTTTTAGCTTTGTTTTTTCTAGTTAAAACTGAGGATGGTATATAACCTGAAAGTTTTCTATAAATACTATTTTGACCTTCGTTCTGCAAATCCTTGTTTTGTTTCTATGTTATTATCTAAAACGCTGTTTATATTTTCCTCCTCAACATCTATTTTATTTAGTATATCGAATGCATCAAATATTGCCAGCTTTTTTGTAGCCGCTGCATTTTTTAATCTGTCAGCAGCTAGTTCATCTTCGGGGTCTGGTTTTATAATATCTTCACGTGCTACCTTAATAAGCTGTTCAACAGCTTTTCTTCCAGCTTCAATTATTTTTTTCTTTAAATCTTCTGATTTCATAGTTTCACAGTTATATGATTATCAAACATTCTATATAATTTTTCACCATCTACAGTAAACTCATATTCAGACTCAGGTTTGAAACATATCTTATCTCCTTGTTTTAATCCTTTTCCTTTTAGATATTTATTTAAATATTTTAATTCACCCATCAAAGGTTCTTCAGCAAAAGGTTTAAATATATAAGATTCTGTAGCTTTTATTGGTTTTACAAAACAATACTTGTCATGAGCAAACCATTTATTTTTTCTTTTGTATAAAAAAAACTGGTCATTGTCAACAAAAAAGAGGTCATCCATAAAATAACTTCTTCCGCTTTTTTGATTTCCTTTCATGTCATTATAAAATTTAAAAACATTATGATGAACCAATAAGATATCTCCCGCAACAATGTCTCCTTTATAATTTAACGGTGTTGATACAACTACTGCCTCTCTGTTAGAAGCTAAGTGATTTTCTTCAGATGTGTTGGTTATTAAATCTACATTTTCTACCTCTTTACTGTTTGTATACCTTTTACCATGTAAAGGTTTGACGATAAAATAAAAAGGTGACCTCATTAAAAGTTTATATTATATTCTAATGACACTGGCATTGTGTGATTGTATTCTTTCCATAAAAATATTTCATTACCCTTTTTTATCCAAATCTGTAGAGTATCTGATTCTTTATTATGTTTTATCAAATGTATTGTATGTGAGCCGCCTAGTATTTCTTGTCCTACAAAATAATGAATAGCTCCTGATTTATAATCAGGGCCAATAGAAAGTTTTCTTATATCCATTATGTTAAATTAAATTATAACAAAGATAGGAATAATTTAACGGCCTTGTTTGCGATATTTTTTCTTGTATAGTTTTGAAGACTTTAATCTAGATGTTTTACTTTTTGCATGAACACCTGGTCTCTTTTTTTTATTTCTACCACGAAAAACAAAAGCTACACTTTTAGCCATTTTTGTTCATCATTTGTGTTTTATGTTTTGAGCCCATGGAGCTTCCAAAGTAATATCCAATAACTTGAGTAAAAGCTGCAACAACTGCTCCAAAACCCATATCAAATAATCTTTGCGATTCTTTAGGTATTTCCCAAAGCCCTATTGCTCCTGCTACTACCGCAACAAAAGATAATGTTATACCCCATCCAACAGTTTTAAAAAGGATGTCATTTGAGCCAGCTTGTATTGCAGCCATCTCTCTTTGTCTTGCTGAAGCTCTATCTTGTACTTCTGCTTCGTAAGCTTCGAGAATCATCTCTTGTGCTTTTATTTTATCTTCAACTGGAGCATCTGCATTTTTGATAGAAGATATAACTTCTTCTACAGACATCTCACCCTGTATCAAAGACCCTAATGTTGGATTAACCAAACCTACTGCACCTTTTAATATTTTACCTACTGTTGTTTGCCCAAACTTTTTCCTTGGTTTACTCATATTAAAATATATTTAGATTTACCATTTTCTTTTATGGCTTTCAACAGCCTGCCTCTGTTACCATCTAAAGAATCAAAACTAACGTGCACCCAAGCTGGGTTATTGTCATTTCCAAACTCCCAAATCATTTGGTCAAAATTTAAATTATTTTTTATATAGTGAAACATTTCTGCGTTTGTTTTATATCCAAATGTATCATCTATATCTATCGCTCTGCCTTCACAATGTTGTGAACGCTTACTCCCACCTATAGCTCTATTTAATTTAGGGCATCTGTAAAAAGAATTTATTTTGATTGGGCCTCCTACCCATAATCGTAAAGGTTCAAATATATTGTGTGCTACACCTGTCATGTTCGTTAAGGAAACCTCATCTGGTGTATTGTCTATATTTAATCGTAAAGCGGTGTTGGATTTTATAGCTTCTTTGTACGAAATATGTTTACTTATTTTTTCCATTCATTATATACCATTTATGCAATGTATATCCAATAGAAACTAAAAGTAATATAATTTTTAACAAAACATCAATTTGTGTCATAGATATTCCTAGAACAATTCCATTAATACTTAATATTTTTATATCACTAATTGACATTAGGTTTTATAATTATATATTCAACTTGGAGTTCGGTTAGTGTAGTGTTGGTTTGATAGTAATCCATTCAGCAAAGATAAGTAATTATTTTTTTATTTATGTGATGCCGTATTTTCCCTTTTGTGCGTCATACTTAGCATCTAGTTCACTTGCTGTAAAAACGGTGTCGTAAGCTCTTATCTCTCCTAAATAACCATAACCACCGTATGGGCCACCATTGTCATTTAGTAAATTGATATCAGTGTCTGTGGTGTATTGTGGTGAAACAGTAGTTGAAATAGAATTGTTATAATTGGTTTTACCAGGCTGATATCTGTTTATACTCCATTGATTATTAGGAAAGTCATAACAACCAACAACCATAAACCAATCATTAGTAGTAACACTTCCAACATAATTGGCAGCTACATCTGCATTTCCTGATGAATCATAAACATAAAAATTGAAACCTTGTATGCTTGGGTTATAATATCTGAAAGACGCTTGTGTATTACCGCTACTGTTGTTTCCATATAAAATAGCATTTAAGCCATTTACACCTGAAGGTATAGAAGTCATTCTCATCCAAAGTAAATATGTTAATGTCTTTCCTGATTTTAAACTTAATGCTCCTCCATGTGTAGCGATAGGTATTTGAAAATAATCAGCTCTACTTGATAAATTTAAATAAGTTGCGCCATTTACAGTTCCTGTAGAAGGAACAGGAGTAACTATTGTTGCATCATAATTATTACTAGTTAAATCAAACCAAGTGTTTCCGCTGCCAGTCCAAGAGTTAGGGTTATTAGCATCCAACCATAGTATTTGATTTGGCTCTAATGGCACTATGGACTCATCATCTATTTGAAACCAATTTGCACCATCATAATACTCAACTCTATTGTCATCAGTATTATATCTCCATTCTCCTGCAACTGCTGAAGATGGTCTTGAATTTGTATCTCCACTAGGTAAACGTAATGCATCTGTTAAACTGTTTAGCTCAAAAAGCTTCGGGTTTGTTATTTTTGTTAATCCCATAATTATACTGTATATGTTCCGCTATCTTTAAATATAAAGATTCGAAAATTATTATTATCACTAGCCAAAAAACTTTCAACAGTTCCTGAACTAGCTGCTGTCCCTTTATTTGATTCTAATACTCTTATAATAACAACACCTTTTCCTCCTGACCCTCTGTTAGAAAGACCTGTAACTGTGTTATTAGAACCACCAGAACCGCCCCCAGAATAATCTATTCCGTTATTTCCTACAATGGGAGAAGCACCTCCTACTCCATCACCTCCACCGCCTTTTCCGCCAGGGGCGTTAAATGTAGCAGAAAAATTATTTTCAGAGCCACCTCCTCCACCTCCACCAAAATATACATTGCCGCCATCTACTAGAGAGGCTGAAATGTAAGTTGATACGTCCGAAGTGCTTAAAATTGTAGAAACAATACCGTCTCCTCCAGCTCCACCATATCCAGCACTGTTTTGAGTGGGACTACCAGCTGTACCAGCGCCTCCGCCACCAGCACCAACATAAAAGCAACACGGGGAATTAACTCCAGAAGTAGCGCCACCATTATTACCGTGACCTGTTAAATTACCTTCACTACCATTTTGATTTGTTTGCGTAGATGTGCCTTGTCCTGAATCTGAGCCTCCAATGCCATAACCACCATTACCACCACCAGAACCACCGTTGCCTGTGGATTGACCACTGTTATTAGCACCACCACCGCCTCCACCATCTGCGGTATATGTAGTTCCTCCGCTAATAGCAAGGACTGTATCATCCCCATTAACACCTACAGTTGCATAAGTCTGAGAACCATTCCCAGAGCCTCCATTGCCTACTGTTATGGCAATCTGTGTGCCTTTGTCAATTGTTAAGCTTCCTGTTAGAATGCCTCCAGCTCCACCTCCGCCTCCTCCAGCGCTTGTTCCTGTTCCACCGCCGCCTCCTGCCATCAATACTTCAAAAGTTGCTTGAGGTGTGATATTTACAAAATTCTTCCAACTAGAACCGTTATAGTGTTGCATTGTGCTGCTTGCTCCTTCGGAAGTTTGATTAGTATCGTTTCGAATCATCCCTTGAACAGCGTTTTCGCCACTAGGAAATGCTGTACCGCTAGGCATTTTTAATCCTTTTGTATTTCCTGTCGAATTTAAATCGACCATTTCGCCACGTACTTTATTCAGAGCCATGTTTATCTTCTTTAATTTTCCAATTTACATTATTTTCATCCCAAACATACATAGATATTGGGTTTTCTGCATTTAAAGATTCTTCATCAGGACACTTTACAGGAGCATACCAACCTTCTTTTAATTCATTATTGTTAATATAATCACCATTCCATGATGGTTTTTTTGTATCGTGTATCCAACTTTTAAAAGGTTTATTAGGATAATCTACCCATTCTAAAGTTTTTTCATTCCAAAACGCTTCACCAGTAAAGGGTTCTGGAGCTTCCCACTCGCAGGTGTCTTCGTTTAATATCCAACTAGCATAAGGTTGTTCACCATAAAATGCATCTCTAACAGGGTCGTATAAATGTCCTATACCTGCGTAATTTTTTCTAAAAGGAGTGCCTCCAAACTTATGAACGCCTGCTCTTGTATTATATGAAGTTCTTTTACAACCTCCATATACACCCTCCCAATATTCTGTGTTATCTTTTCCTTCAAAATCTTCTTTGTTTTTAGGTGTATATTCATCTACTCCTGTTATAACTCCTGTTACTCTACATATTGAATTTTTTATGTTTTCACATAATGATGTTATTTGTTCATCTATTTCATCTGTAGACTCCATATTTGCTTCTAAAAGGTCTTTTTCATATCTAAGCTCATCTATCTTAGCCCTTTCGTTTTTAGTAAACTCTATATTGGATATTCTTGCGTAGTGTGCCATATTAAGTAAATTTAATTAATCCGTCCCCAGATTTAAAAACTGATACCCTTTCTCCAGTGGATAATGTATATGGTGAGTTAAGTGGTTGACCTAGGTTACCTGAAGTTACATTTAATGTTATACTGCTCGGGTATCTTAAAATAACTACCCCAGAGCCACCTGCTCTAGTATAAGTGCTAGAGCTTTGATTAGAACCTCCACCACCTGCGCCGCCTCCTGTGTTATCTTGTCCATCTTCAGGTGAATAAATTTGGGTTGCGTTCCCACCTCCACCATTTCCGCCGCCGCCTGTACCACCAGCGCCGCCGTAGTTTGGTACGCTACCAGGAGCAAAATTATTAAAAAAACCGCCGCCGCCGCCGCCTGCATAATAAACATCAGTTCCTGAAATTTCTCCTACGTCAGCATCAGTTGATACTGCTTCTGTGTGCGGTAATATATTTACTGCCACACCTGTGCCACCATTTCCACCTGTGGCATAGCTCGTAGCATTAGCTCCAGAATTATAAACAGTGCTTGCACTACCTACTACGCCTGCACCTCCGCCGCCGCCGCCGCCCTCTATGTTGGTACTGCCTGTTGCGGGGATTGAGCCATAAACGCCTCCTGCAAATCCTTGGTCTGTTTCTCCATCTCCTGGTGCAACTTTTGATAGAGATGAAGACCCACCTCCACTACCAGAGCCACCATCATTTCCTGTTGTTGGAGGGACATTTCCTTTAACTCCTCCACCTCCGCCTTTCGAGATTATTTCTGCTCCTACTACACCAAACTTACTATCTTCACCATCACCACCGTCTGCTGAGCTTGATGCAGCATTCGCCCCGCCGCCTCCTACAGTAACGGTATAATTTGTGTTGAGGTTTACATTAAATTTATTTTCAGCGCTAGCTCCTCCACCAGATGCAGAAAAAGACGTGCGCAGCCCGCCTGCTCCTCCGCCTCCTGTTCCACGATTAACACTAGCTCCTCCCCCTCCAGCAACCACTAAAAAGTCTATTTCTGTAATTAAATCCGTTTCTTTTAATTTTCTCCATTCAGAACCGTTGTATACCTCAACTCTATCTGAATCTGTGTTTTCCCTTAAATCACCTGTATTTGGTGAACCAGGTCTTTGAGCGTCTGTTCCTTGAGCCCATGTTAGCCCTCCATCGTTGCCACTCAAGTCAATTACATCAGTAGTTACTTTTGTTTCTGCCATTGAGTGTTATTTTATGCGATTACTATTATCTGTATACCATTAGCTGCTGTAACAGGTGGGTTAAATGCGAAAGTTAAGGTGTTTGATGATACTGTCCAATTAGGAGTTGTCCCATCGGACTGAAAATAATTTTGAGTTACCCCACTTATACTAACCATACAGTTTTGTGCAGATGTTGGTGTAGAGCCTAATGTTAATGCCCCTAAAGCTGAACCAGTTCCTGTAAATTGATTTAACGAACCAAATCCTCCACCACTGCTAGCAATTGTTATTTCTGTACCTGAAGTTTGTGTTAAAGTTATTCCTGAACCTTCGGTCAAATTTACAGTAGAATCCTGTCCAGTGTTTGCGTCTAATTGTAATGGCACGCTAGAACCTGCTTTTGTTCCAGCACCCAATGTGTAAGTATCTCCTACCGCTGTTGATGCAATAGTAAATCCATTACCTGCTCCATCCTCGGTTAAAGTAATATTAGTACCTTTTGTTATAAGCACTGAGTCTGTTGTAGAATCCGAACCTGTTAATGTAACGTTTACGTTATCTCCACTTTGTGATGTAGATATACCGTATGTGGTGTTGGCAGACACCAATCCTATTGGTATTTGCACATTATCGGAAGCTTTATATCCTACTAAAAAATCTATATCTCCTACCGTTGAGCCCGATGTAAATTGTGAAAATTTTACTGCCATATTATTCTGTTATTAAATTATCTAATGTTTCACTTACCATTCTTGAATTTTGTTCAGTTACTATTTCTTGACTACCAAACGGAATATTTGATGATTTAAGTCCGTCTATTGCATTAGTAATCCAAATTGCTATCATATCTTTATGCTTATAATTATTACCACAATGCTACAATATTAGTGGCGCTTGTTCCTGTGCTATGTACTTTTGTAACCTGTACAGGTATAAATGTTCCCGAACTAATACCATTAAATGTAACTTCATCCCCTCCTACCGTTGTAACTTTAATATTTCCAGCTCCTCCAACAAAAAGAACGCATCCGTTATTTCTGTTAGCTCCAGGGTCAGTAGATACACTGGGTATATTAGCCGTGTCACTTGGCGTGACCGCTGCTGCTCTTCCTGCTTGTAATTTTTGATATGACATATTTATTTTTTATATGGGAATATTCTATTTAACGTATCTCTTCTTTCTTCACATCCACATGGTCTACCAGTTATTTTAGAAACCTTATCCACTACCGCTTTTATACCCGTAGCTGTGGTTAATTTATGAATACTGTCTCCAAGTCCAATTGACTTTACCTTTTGCATGTGCATATATTATTTTTACAAGAAGACATGGTAAAAGATAAAAAAAGTAGTACTTTATTCCAGTGACATTTAATATTATATAAAACCTCTTTCATTATTTTAAATGATTATGTGTTTTAAAATGATAAGTGTGTCTGTAAGACATACCGTCATCACTTCCGTAAGCATGACCATGTCTTTTCTTTTCCATTGCTTTACTTTCATTTCTTCTGTCTTTAAGGCTTTGAGAATGTGGGCCTTTATGTTTATTTCCTAACGACTCATCAAGTCTGTCGTTATATCCTTGTTTATAAGTTACCGTAGGCATAGTTTAAATTTTTAAGATTATTAAATACAAATATACTAATATTTTCCTTGTCTATTTTTTGGTGAGCTCTTCGTTGAGCCTCCTGGGCCTGACCATAATTTTTTACACGCCCAATACCTAGCTGTAAATTTAGAACTAGCACTGCTACATTTATGTCTAGCACGAAATGATTTCCTGGCAGCAGCAGAATAATTGTGACCATACCCTTTAGCGCCAAAGTGTATAAGCTTTTCTTTACCACCCTGACAAGCTTTGACCATTTTCTTTTTACCTGGCCTATCACTTCGAGTGACCACATTACACTTCATTCTGCTTTTATCAGCCATTGTTTTAGTTTAGTGAAACCCAAGCAGTTCCATTATACCCTTGAAATTGGGGATTACCACCACCATCACCATCTGAAACAAAAACGACCATACCTGCTTGCGGTGAGGTAATATCTGCGTCTCTTCCAGTTGTATTAGCGTAAACTTGTAACTGTAATCCTCCTGCAAAGCTTTTGTTGCTTAATGTTTGTGTGCCTGTATCGGAAACTAATGTTGCATCAGAATCACCTATTGTTGAACCGCCTGGTAAAACAAGTGTGTTGTTTGCTGATTCAGAATGGGGTTGAGATGCAATTTTTTGTCCATGTGAGTTAACACTACAATTTAACTGTAGTTTACCTACATCAGATGCATTATCACCCTTGATTTCTACAACATGTGTAGCGGGGTTTAAAATTAAATTACCCGCCGCTGTGATAATTTCACTAAAAAATGGTGAAGATAATAATTCTTGAATTGTATATGCCCTCCTAAGAGAGTTTGTTAGTTCTGAACCCTTATCCTCGGTGTTTACTGTGGAGTCTATTCCATGAAAGGTTGTTCCTTGTGGTACTGTTGACATAATTATGCGTTTTTAACTGTTTTTGTATTACTAATAAATTGTTTTTTGCCTCCAGAAGCTTTCTTCTTTTTGGCTGTTGCTGCAAGAGCTTTTCTACTTAATCTTCTAGCTTTAGCTAAAGGCAAACACCTGTCAGGGTTTTTTTTATTTTTACTTGTTCCACATGGCCCTTTGATTTTACCATCTGTTCCAATCCTAACCCATTTTTGGTCTCGCCATTTTTTAAGCTCTCCCATATTTTTTCTTCCTTTTCAAAGCCTTGAAATCAGCTCCAGTAATTTTATTATATGGTGGAGCTGCTTTAGCTATTTTTTTTTGTCTATTAGTTAGTTTACTCATTTCTTTTTAGATTTTAAATTTTTTAACATTTTGTCAATCTTTACAGCTTGACCTTTGTGCATAGCTGAAGCTTTTCTAAGCTGCGAAGCTATTTCTCTAAGTTTTTTTGCATCCATTTTATTTAGATTTTTTTGCGTAGTTAGGGTCTTTACAATATTTACTTGCTGCCATATTTGCATAAGCAGAAGGGTACTTGTCAAAAGTACGCTTGGCCCATGCAATTCCAGCGGGGCAAATTTTATTTCCTTTTTTTTTTCTTCTTTTAGTAGCCACCTGTTTCTGTCATTTTTTTATCTGGGTTCATACTTATTTTTCCGTTCATTGTTTTGGCAAATTCCACTGCTTGTGGAACTCCAACTGCATTATATGGAAATGTCTTAGTTTTTAATTTTCCGCTATCCATGCATTTATATTTTACTGTAGGCATAAATTATTTTTTTTTATTATAGATTGTGTCAAAAGCCGAAGCTCCTAGAAGTGTAAGTTTATCAATAATATCTTCTTGTATTTTAATAATCATAGCTTCTAGTTGGTCATTTCTTTTTTCCATTTGGTCACACAAAGATTGTAAAGATTGATTTTTCTTTTGTAGTTGTGCCACTTCATCTGGGTTTTTTCCAATGACTGCGTATATAACAACAGACAGTGAGCCCACTATCATACCTGTAATAGATACAAAAATGTCTTTGTTGTCTGCTGGTATTTGGTGAAAAGATAAAAACAATAGTAGTAATATTACAAGTAAAAATACTCCTACTGCCCCTATGTAATGTCTTATATCTCTATTTCCGTTCATTATTTTCATTGTCAATATTAAATAAATATCTTTATGCAAATTTAATAAATAAAATTCAATGCAATCTGACTACCTAAAGTACTGGAGAGTAATAAGATATTTTATTCGTGCTAAATACAAATTAACCACAGCAGATATAGAAACATTGCTTTTTTTAAAGACGGAATCTTATTTTGGTAAAGATAAATTTTTAGAGTTTAGCAAACTTCTTAGTTGGGATAAATCTAGATTTGAAAGACTTCAAAGAGATGGGTGGATACAGGTTTTTAGAAAAAGAACAGGTCAATCAAAAACTTTGTATTGTTTGTCTTACAAAAGCAAACGTGTGATAAACTCTGTTTATAAAAAACTAAATGGGGAAGAAATACCTACTTCCCCAAGTCAAAATCCATTGTTCTTAAAAAACGTATCCTATACGGATAGAGTTTATAGAAGCATGATTAAAGATATGAATAAATTTATAAAACAACAACGACATCATTCTGAGATATAATTGTATAGGCTTTACCTTCAATCAACATAGTATACCCAGCACGTTTATCGTAATAAATATTATCTCCTTCTTTTATAACATCGACATCAGTCCCTGGTTTTACCACTATCCCTTTTTTGTATCTTAATTGATTTGCGTCTTCTGAAGAGAGTAAAAGCCCAGATGATGTTTTTATCTCCTCTTCTATCGTTTCTATAATTATATTTCTTCCTATTGGTTTCATTCATCAGTGAAATTTAACATCGTAGTATCTAAAATAAGGGGCAACTTTTTTAACAGAACTTGTTTCAATCCACTCGCCAAGCTTATCATAAGATTCTACAGAGGTAATAATTATTTTATGAGAGTCTCCAGGCCCAAACTCTTGATAAGAATAAGAACTAGGAGACACCTCAAAATGTCCAACTGGTTTACCTTTGATAGCTAAAGTTGTCTTCATAAATTTTTTCCATTACCACCAAGAAAGCTCTGTTGTAGCCATCTTTATACCCAGTCATAAAAGGGTCGGCAGGAAGAGGGCATGGGGGCACAGGTACTAAAGATGATGGATACGTAGCTCCATAAGCATAGTCCCATCCAGCGATGTAACCATCCTCCCAGCCTTTACAATAGTCTTTTTCTGATATAGATGTGAACGAGACACATAATATAAATATTAATAATAAATGCTTCATAGTGATGTTGTTGGTTTTTCTTCTACTAACTTAGTTACTTTGTATCCGTTTTTTTCTAACAAAGTTTTTGCTTCATGTATTTTTCTAAGGACATTACTTTCGTCATCCCAAATTTGATTATGTATTACCATTTTTGTTTATTTATTTATTTGTTATTTCTCTTGCCATAGTTACTATAGCGTTGGTTGATAAAATAGTTATAGCTACAGAAACAGCATTTTGAAGTGCGGTCTTTGTAACTTTCATAGGGTCTATAATTCCCATTTTCAGCATGTCTCCATAGACATGTTTCTTTACATCGAACCCTTCATTATTTTTTTCGGGTGGATATATTTGTTCCTCCTCAAGTCCAGCATTTTTAAGTATCTGTACGAGGGGAGCACGAAGTGCACTTGACAAAACTGCGTAAGCAGTTTTTTTTGCCGAATAAACACTCTCGTGTCCTGACAACTGATTATAATAATCGTAGTAATTGTACAAAGCTAATCCGCCACCAGGTAGTATTCCTTCTTGTAATGCGGAACGCACCGCACAGACTGCATCATCGACTCTATCATAAAGTTCCTTCTGCTCTAGGTCAGTGTTACCGCCAACGTATATAACACCAATCCCTCCTGTCAACGATGCGATTCTCGACATTATAAAATCTTTATCAGCTTTTTTTGTTGCGAGCTTATTTGCATCCCATAATTGTTTTACTCTCTCTTTCACCTCTGGGGTTTGTTTTTTACTATCTTTCAAAACAATTGTGCTGTCTTTCGATACAATCACTTTATTAGCATGACCCAAATCATTAAAAGATATTATACTTAAATCATCTCCTGTCTTCTCTGAAAAATAAGTAGCACCAACCGAGAGGGCTATATCCTGCATCAGTTCATGTTGTTTGTAACCAAAGGAGGGTGGAGTAATGTTACAAATCTTCAAACTATTCTTCATGACATTAGCTGCCAACGTGTTTATCACGTTTGTAGAACAGGGTGCTACTATTAATAATTTCTTTCCCTCGGCTATGATTGGTTTTAAAACATTCTCGATGTTAAGCAGGTTTACAATCTCCGCATCTGATACCAAGATGTGCACATCATCTAAAATACACTCATCCTTTTTGTGGTTATTGATAAAAAGAGGAGAGGTGTAGCCTCTATCAATTTTCAATCCATCTGTGGTTTCATTATACGTTTCTGAAGTTTGTGAACGCTCTACTGTAACAATACCATTTTTACCAACCGAGTTGTAGGTGTCTGCAATAATCTTACCAACATCTTGGTCGTTGTTCGCAGATATAGTAGCTACATCTTTCAGCATTTGTTTTGTAACTGGTTTACTATCTTTTTTAAGTCTTTTGATTAATTCTTTTGTTTCATTCAAAAGCTCTCTCAATATCTCTGTCTTGTTATCGAACTGACCTATGAGCTCCATACCTGATTTTACCAATGCCTCTGTTAGAACAATTGCAGTGGTCGTACCATCACCTGCATTGGTTGCTGTTCTATCAGCAGCTTCACGCATCATACGAACAGCTAGGTTCTCCACAGAATCTAAAAGTGCAATAGACTTTGCAACTGTTACCCCATCCTTGGTGACAGTTATTCCGTGAGTGTGTTCTGGTGATTCAATTATGACAGTATTACCCATTGGCCCAAGCGTGCTTTTCACAGCCTGCGCCATTTTGCTAATACCATTGATTAGCTTTTGTTGTGCCTCAGAACTAAAGTGTAATTCTTTTGGCGAGTATCCCCCTTGCTCCATTTTACTAATTTATGTAAAAGTAGAAAAAAAAACAAAGAAAACCGAAAATGTCAAAAATAATTTTCTCTATTATATATATATATATTATTATTATTATTATTATTATAATAATACTGAAATGGTTTTGAAATTGGTATATCGACATCTTATTGATTATCAATTACTTAATTGACACTAAATCGACACTAAAAAAAATATATCGACACTAAAAGATATAAGTTGACACAAAAAGAAAAGGTAGCCCAAAACTACCTTTCCATCATAAACCAACTCAAAACAAATATTTAGAGAAGACCTCTAAATTTCTTCATATCTTCAGCTCTTTCGATTCCGTCTGCAATTCTTTTAATTTTTCTGTCTTCCTTAATTATTCTTTTCATATTAGCTGCTTGCTGAATACCTGTCATAGAGTTCATCCTGCCATTTATCAACCTGCCGTTCTTAATATAAAGACCATCAACAAAATTGTCTTCAGAACCTGTTCTCAAATGTGTGTGTCCGTGTGCCATATCAATACATTATTTTAATACTTATAAGTCCAAGATAAATTGTTATCTCAGAGTAATCATAATCCTTGTCACTAGAATAATATGACCACCCAATTGCAAATCCAACACGTAGTCTGTTATGAATCTCTAGCTCCATACACAAAGGTAGTAAATTTTATTAGACACTTATAGTGTTTAGGTTACTATATGATATACGCAGCGCCTGGGCAAACCCCAAACCGATTTTTTTTTGCGCTGGGGTTGTTGTTTCCTGTTGTTGTTTGTGATTTTTTTAGCTTTTTGTATTGTAAACTGTGTCAGACCTTGTATTTACTAACAAAAACCTAGGTAAATGACCTTCCCTCAGCTAAAGTTTAAACTTCTAGAGATGTCAGTTAGGGCACGTTCCAGTTCAAAAAGTTATTAACAAAATTAAGGGAATTCATTCCACGTAAAGTCTTTATTCATAAGGGATAAGAACATCTACTACTAAAAACGCTAAAAACAAAAGAAAACTTGCTTGTTTTATTGCATTAATATGTATAACTTACACAATGTAAGCACGAGGCTTACACAAATACTAACTTAAAATTTTAAATATGGCAAGAAATTTATTACAAATCGAGACAGACTTTATCCGACAAGAGGATATCGCCGAAGGTCTGCAATTGCGAAAGGTCAATGCGACAATTCGTACTATGAACAATCATGGTTTTACTAGATTTAACAAAGCTTTAGGTCTAGCAAAACTTATGCTAGAGGTCAAGACATGGTTTGAGACTGATAGTACACAAGCTAAATTCAGCGAGGCTGGTATTAGCTGGACAATTGGAGACTTAGCTGACAAAATATTCCACAAGGATAGAAGCTGGTTTACTAGAGGTTGTCAAGTTGCGACAATCCATGATACTAGAATTGAGGCATACATTGAGTCTATCAAGTATATTCAATCTAAAGGTTTTACTTGTAATCCATCAATAGAGAAAGCTATCAAATACCATAAAATTTTCTCCAATATTGAGGAGTATACTCCGATACTGCAAGCTTACATGAGCCAAATAACTCCGTATGCTGAGCATGAAAATCTAGCTAACGTTATGTTCATTCCATTAAACTGGAAAGAGATTGAGAGAGTTATAGCTGAGCACAATGATACTGCGACTTCAAGTAGTAATTCTGAAAATACGCTCTCCAGAGAAAGCATTTCTGGAAATACTAATGAAAACCAAGTATCTGCAAGGGCTGAAGTTGAGTCCAATGATGCGCCACGCACAAGCACAATTCCAAATCAATTAAGAGGTTATGTAACTCGACAAGACATTGAAAATTTGGTAAGCTTATCAGCTGACAACAAGACTAATGTTCTTGAAATGATGATGGAACATATGTCTGATACAGAGAGATATGCGATGATTGAAAAGATGTGTACTAGATTTGATTTAACCTTAAATATTGAAGCATAATGGGACTAATATATACTTTAACTGGAGAGACTGCTAGAGCACAAATACGTGGTTATGGGAACTCTCCTAGAGAACTAGCACTTCACCGAGGTGCAATGGAAGATGATGTGAAAAACATCAAAACCAAAGTCCACAAATGCAATGATGCTGGGACAATATACCAGTCAAACTTTAGCATAGGCTTTGAGATTGAGAAAAACAATTTTTTAGGTCGTAGCAGAGTTATGGCTGGTGTTACTGAATACGAAATGTTCAGAGGTTACGAGAGAGATGGTAGTTGTGGAGTTGAAGCAATAACACATGTACTACCTCTTGTACCGCCATCTCCATGGAGAAACAAAGTTTTCGATATGTTCTACAAAGCTAGACCAATTATTGAAGACTCGCATTCTCCAAGTAACATCAGTTGCGGTGGTCACATTACGATTGGATTATCTCCTAATTGCGAATTGTCCACAAGAGAGTTTTGGGCTCGTTTAAGACCCTTTACTGGACTTTTGATGTCCCTGTACCGAAAGAGGCTAAAGAACTCTTATTGCAATACTAATTTACGTATGGGTGGACATGAGACTGGAGTTGCTGACAACATCGGTAGCTTTCACTACAAATACCAGTTTGCCCTCTTAAAGAGTAGTG